AGTTGCATCAATTAATGCTTGACTTGCAGGACCAGGACTTTCAAATACTCTTCCTTCTGAAGGTAGTTGGTCATATTCTAAATAATTTAGAACGTCATCCCATCTGTTTCCTACTTGTTCTGCAATGAATGAATCAAGTGTAACTGCTGCTACTGATAGTCTTTTTGCCTCTCTTAGTGCAAGTATAGTTGCAGGTTTTTGTTCAGTGTTTAAGTATGCAACATTTGCTCTATCGTAGGCTTGTGCTGCTGTAATACTATTATGGTTAGTGCCATTTTGAGCATCTCTATAAACAGCTTTTACAATATATTCAACGTCACGTTTACACTTTTCTTCGTTATAGCTATAATTAGGATAATTATTTCTTATTACTGCGTTTGCACTATTTTGTGCTGCTACTATATTGTCTATAATTTCAACATAAGCATCTTGTAAAGGTTGAGCTTCAGCATCTGTATTAGGATATGTTTTTAATGGCAAACGTGTTGTGGTTCCTTCAGTAATCATATCTTCAATGTTGAATAGTAATGCATCTAATCTTTCAGCTTCAATTGTAGTAGCTGCTGGATTATCAAAGTTTTGCAGTTTTGTATTTCCTAGTGTAGCTGTAACAATTTGTTCTCTTACAACTCTTTGTATAACTTCTCGCATTCTTGCAAATGCATCTGCTAAACTTGCAGTGTCAACTGCTGAAAGACTTGAAATGTTAAAATCATCAAAATATTCAAATGCTTCAAACACGGTTGCAACATTACAATCATACAAAATATCGTATGATAATGCATCTACAATACTTTCAAATCCTTTTAAATATCTTTCGCCGTCATCGCTATCCCATGTCTGAACAAACAAAGGATGTTCTTCTTCTAGATAAGCAATAAATTCAGCACCTAAAAATTCTCTGTTAGCTTGTAATTGATCTTTAGCATCACGTCTATTAGCATCAACGCCGGCGTGATCTGGATAATCAAATCTAATATCTTGACTATCGCCTTCATCTAAAACATTTACCCAAATGTTAAAACCTTCGTTAACACGATCTAATGCAGTCGAACTTGCTTGAACTTCTGTAATTGCTGTTATAGTTTCTTGAACATTTCTAAAACCATCTATTAAAAGTTGTTTTAGATTTGTTCTATATGTATATTCTCTTGCTTGCTGAACAACTAAGTATTCACTTCCTAGTGCAACATAGGAACCTATTGCTCTAATTAATCTGTCTACTTCGGTATCAAAGTTTGGTCTATGATAACTTAATTCTGTAAATTGCTCTCTAATGTAATTAATTACTTCGTCAATTACAAAATCTCTATTTGCAACAATGTTATCTTTTGCTCTGCGAACACCAACATCTATACTAGATAGGTCGTTATATACAATATCTGGAGCAGCAACACTATCTTGTCTGTCTAAGAATTGAGTTATAACTGCAAACTTGTCTGTAATTAACGTATCTACAGCAGCATTAGCACTTACTGCAATCATTTCGTCACGTGCTGAATTAATACCATAAATTGTTGCTTCTAATTGATCATTAAGAACTTTTGCACTTGTTGAACGTAGATAAGCTCTACCTGCTGCCAAACTTTGGTAATTTGTTCCCATAACAATATCACCCATAACAGCATCAATAATAAATCTCAAGTCTCTTCTACATACTTCTTCATCATAGTAGAAAGGTGGAATAACTTGTTCAGCAAGTGTAATATAATAATATGTATCGTTGCCCTGGAATTGAATAATACTACCAACTTGCGGTTTATCTCTCAAACTACCAATTTGTATTACACTATTTGTTTGTAAATTAATTCTTGCTGCGGCTTGTATAGTAGCGCCACCTCCCGAAAAACTAATTTGTGGAATTACTTCATAACCGCTGCCATTTGTAAGGATAGTAACACCGGCAAGTTGTCCTGTAGTTGTATCAATAATAGCAGAAGCTGTTGCTTGTACACCACCTGCTCCTGTTGGAGGATCTATAGTAACCAACGGAGTACTAGTATAACCGCTACCAGGACTTGTAATAGTAACGCTTGCTACACTTGAATAATAGTCTTGTGTTGGTACAGCACTTGTATAACTTGTTGGATAGAATCCATCTGCAACGATACCATAGGTACCAAAGTCACTAACAGAGTTTGAAATACTTAGATATCCACCTTTTGTTGTTTTAAATCCTGTTGAACAGAAAACGGTAAAACAACTAACAATCTGTGTGTAACCAAAGTTTGTAACTTCGAAACCTCTACCACCTTGTGCAATTTGAGTAAAGGCATCCGCAACAAATGATTTTACAAGAGATGCTGGATTGTATTCATCTCCGTCGACTAGCATACCGCTGCCGCCGCCTGTATCGTTTACTTGTTTACCAAAAGGTATCGCTGGATTATCTTCTAATAATAAAGGTCTTGCTCCTGGTTCAATTCCTTCAATTTGTACCGTTTCAAACGGAACAAATTCTGTACCATCATTTAACCACGGACCGTTCATGTTTGTGCAGTTTTGAACATATGGAGAAGTTGTACACAATGTTCCTGGTCGAATTTTGACACACCAACCAGGATATCTTAGACCTCTAAATGTTAATTGATACAAGTAACATCCATTACCCATATAAAAGAAGTCTAGTGTATTATTGTTTGGCCAAACTCTTGTGTTACGTAGTTCGCCTGTGCCTGAAATTGTAACAAAGTCAGGCATACTAATTGGATTGTCTTCATAATAGTCACCTGGAGCGACTAAAATTGTTGTTCCAGGTTGAGCTACTGCTACTGCTGCTTTAATTGTGCGTTTGGCTCCATCTGGACCCATACTGCGACCATCGTTTTCATCGTTGCCGTCTTGGTTTACATACAGCACGTCTGTAACTTCAGGACCACTTATATTTCCTGTTACAGAAACGTCTCCTATTATACGTACATCTCCACCCTTTGGGTTTATTTCAACATCACCGTCGGACGTTAAAATAATCGAGTTGTCTCCGACTAGTCTTTCGTGAATCGATTGTCTTTTAATAAATCCCATTTATACTTCCAAATAACTTAATGTTGCATTTAAATTTGTTGGTGTTGCTCCAACAATTATAATGCGGTCGCCTTCTTCTAATACTAAACGTTCTGTAGCAAAAGTAAATGTATCTGCTGCGCCAACGCCTATGTCATTTAGCACTAAATTTGTAGTGCTTTTTGCGCTGCCATCAGGAACAACATGCATATCAAATGTTGTGTCATTAGTTCCTAATCCGTCGTCTGCTCCTGCATTACATACAAGCAGAGTTGTGATAGCATATTTTTTGCCAGCCGGAACGGTTATTAGTGTAGTATCAGTTGCTGCTATGCTTGCATTTGTAATTGCCATTTTTGTTTCCTTTTAAAAAATAATACTAAAAAGTAAGGCTTTATTCCTACTAACTAATTCGTCTTGTGTGTCGTCTTGATGATGAAAAAATACACCCGAGCCGCCATCACCTATTGCTTTGCTATAAATCAATACACCGTCGCTTGGTGCGCTACTTGGATCAGTTTGAGTTGTAAAGTTTGATACTGCATCGATTTGAACATTGCCTGTACCGCTAGTAGTTAAAGTTAAATTACCAAATACGTTATCGTTTGTAATTGTACTTGTTCTACCATTGATATTTACGTTAGCAATATCAAGTTGTTCATTTGCTCCACCATAAGTAAATGTACCTATAGTTTGTCCATCAACATTAACTTCAACTCTTGAATTTAATACACTTGGATCTTCATCAAAATCATATGTAACAACTTCTGTGTCAGAATCGTAATCATTTTTAATTCTATCTTGGAAGTTGTAAATATGATAAGATCTAACATAATCTCTTAACAATTTAACACTAGGTAGTGCTGCTTCTGCTGTTGTGCTTACTAATCTATCAATTGTTAGTGCATCGTATTCAATATTTCCATCAACATCATATGAATAAATTCTTTCTTCATAATCTGCTGCACCATTTACGGTTACTACACCAGTTGTACTACCTGATGTTCCTGGTATTAATCCAATGTCTTGATTGTTTTCGGTACGTATTGCACTTGTCCATAAAGACATATATCTACCAACATCATCGGTTAAAGTAAATGCTCCTGCTATATCTCCTCCGTTTACATATGTATTTTTACTTTCGTCAAAAAGAAAACTTACATATTGTCCACCAGATGGAGGTGTTGTTCCACCTCTATCCATTAGGAGACCAGCTGTGCCTAAACTTATACCAGGACCTGTTTCACCATTATTAACGATAATTGTATTGTCATCAACAACTAAATCACTAGAGCCAATACTAGTTTGTGTACCTAAAACATTTAGGTTGCCACTTATAGTAAAGGTACCTGTACCTGTGCCACTATCAAAGTAAAAAGTACCACCGTCTTTTACTTTTAACTTGTAGCTATCGACTCCGAGCGTTTCAATCTTTTGAGACATTTAAAACAGCTCCTTAAATTGCTGTTAATTCAATATAATCGCTTGAACTATCGTTTCGTAAGACCCAAGTGTATCTGTTTCCCGAAAAATCTGTTGCAATTCTTTTTGTCATTTTTGCAATCGGAGTAGGTGCTGCACCGTTTCCGCCTACATAGCCGTTGATTCTCATTTCGCCGTTGCTGTTAGGAATTGTGCTTTGTAGTACAAGTGCACCTAAATTAGTTCCTGCTTGATTTTTACAAGTAAATGTTTTTGCGCCACGCTGTTTGTAAATGTATGCGTAGTTTGTTGTTGTGTTGTATGTTGCATCAGTGTATGCAGTTCCGCCTGCATATGCTTCTACTCTAATACCTGTTGCTGATCCTAATGGTGTACCAATAGCGTCAGTTCCAAGTACATCTTTTTTTAGTGGACGTCCCATTGTTTTCTCCTTATGTTGACGTTCTAGGTCTACGCAGTGGGTGCTGCATAAGTCCTCATCTAGAGGTTCTCTCTATGACATAAGTATTTATCCTTTTAGTAAAAATGGGTTATAATGTCCACAAAAAAAGGCCTGCTAAAATGTAGCAGACCTTCTCTATAATATATGATAGGTTGGATTAAGGATTACCAACAACCGCCTCAACAGATCCTTCTATTAATTCAGCGGAGCCTAGCATCGGATAGTTACTTCCAAAATACGCATCTTCATGTCTCCATGCTCATGCGCTGTCACTACAACTACTAGCCAAGTTACTGCCTCTGTAAAGCAGCGTTTCCTTGCACTATCTAACTCAGACCGTCGTCTTTGTTATGTACTTAATATAACATATACAAAACAAAAGTCAACCACTTTTTTTAAAAAAGTCATAAAAAAAGGCCCCGTAAGGCCTTTTTTCTTAATTTTAAATCTAAACTTATGAGAAGCTTAGGCTTGCTGCATTTGTCTGTAGGTCGATTAGTGACAAATAGTCAGCTGCGTTACCTAGAGACGATGCTGTGTTTGATAGCTCAACGTAACCATAACGTGTCATGAATGATACGGTTGGTTCGAATGTGCCTGGATCAAGTACAACACCTGAAGACATTAGTGGGATGTATGGGCAGTAGAACGCTGCTGCGTCTGACTCTGAAGTACCCTTATAACCTACTAGTACGTCATCATTTGCTGCATATGTGTTTACATATACTTTCATTGCACCATTCAATGTACCAACTAGTTTTGTGTTAGTTGGTGCTTCAAATGTACCTTCAGTTGTACGAGCAAACGCTGAAGTTGTAGCACTTTGTAGAATTGTTAGTGTTGTTGGTGAAACAACAGCCCAGTTACCTGCGCCTCTGCGTGTACGCTGAGCAATTCTATTTGATGCACGGTTGATTAGAACTGCAAGAGCTGCATGTTCGTCACCAACAAATGTTGCTGTACCTGAAACTGCTGCTTGGTTGTATGTATCAGCAGCAGAACCTGCTAATGATGTTAGAGATGCTAGGACCTCTTGGTCAATTTCAGCAGTAATTTCTTGTGCTAGAGCAGCCATGATCTCTGCTTCAACGTCAATACCATGTTGTGATTGAGCGTCTTGAGCAGCTTCAAATGTCCAGCGAGCACTCAACTTACGAGTTTTCGCTTCAACGGTTTGCTTTAAGATCTGGATGCTTAGTTGGTTACCTTCAGCACCTTCTAGCGTAGCAGTTGAAGCTGCTTTACCAGTTGTTGCACCTGAATATGCTTCTGCAATTTTAAATGGTGATAGTGCTTCTTCACCTGCTACTGCTCCGCTTGCGCCTGAGCCATATGTGTCGCTATAGCGAACACGTAGTGTGTGAATCTGACCAACTGGACCAGTCATTGGCTGAACGCCAACAAGTTCGTTTGCAATAACCGTCGGCATTACACGTCTGATTACTGGTAGGATAACACGGTTAAGTGTTGCGATGTTACCGGCAGAAGTAGCACCAGCAGTTGCGGTTTCAGCCAAATACTTGCGAGTATTTTCTAGTGTTGAAGCCATTACTGCTTTCTTATTGCCTTGTAGGCCTTCAAGAAGTGCGCTTTTAGTCTCGTGCCAGCGACTTTCTAGTAGTTCTGACATTGGTTTCTCCTTAATTTAATCCAGCTAAACGCTTGATATCAATTACATTGTGATCTTTTGCGTCTGCTTGTATGTCATTTTTGTTTTCTCTGTTGCCTGTTACTTCTTTTGCCTCTGCTAATACTGCCTTTTGCTTCGCTGGACCTTTACCGTCTATTACTGCCGGTAGGTACTTGTCAAACGCAGATTGTAGTCTGCTAGTTTGTACAGATTCCAGTAAGTCTTTCATTATTGATTTCTGTTCCGCATTTAGTGGATCAGTTAATTCGTTAACAATTTCTTGACGTTTGATTGATTCGTTGATGCGTTTGATTTTTATATCTTGTGCTTCAGCTAATTCAATTGCTTTCTTTGCTGCCTCACGAGCTTCATTAACTTGTTTTGTCTTCATATCAACAACTTTTAATAGTTTTTGTGTTTCAGACTTTTCGTTTAACAAGCTATGAGTATACTCATTTGAAAATGCTTCGAAAATTTTACGACCAAAGTCGTTTTGTCTTGCTGTGTCAATATCTTCTTTAAGTTGAGAAATTTCTTTTCTAAGTCCTTTTCCAACCATTTCTGATACCATTTCAGCAGATTTAGAAATAAAGTCTTTTTTGACTTTTTCAATGTGTGACTTGCCTTCACGTACAAGACGTACTTTTGTTTCAGCAAGATCTTTTTTGTCTTCGTAAAACTCTGCAAGTTCTTTAGCAAGTGATTCTACTACAAATTGTTCCATAGCTACAAACTTATCAGCCATTGCTTTTTGATCTGAATGTAATTCTGTAACTTCTTTTTTCAAAGATTCCATTACAAAATCTTTTAGAAGATTAGCATTTTGACGCTGTGCAACAGCAAATTTTGCTTTTGCTTCAGCTAATTGCTTACGATCTTCTTGGAATTCTGCGATTTCCTCTGCTAGTTTTTCAGTAACTAATGCATCAACAGCTTCAACCATAGTTGATTTGTCATGCTCATACTTTTTAGCAAATTCTTCACGTAGTTCAGCTGTTACAGCAAGTTTATTTTCTTTAATTCTTGCTTCCCAAGCTTCTTGTATTTCAGAACGTACTTCTTCTGAAATTGCAGTGTTTTCAAAGAGTGATTTCAGTGCATCGATCATGTTTTTCTCCTAAT